AAAGACGAACAAGTTGCACGTTACTAGATACCGATACACCATTGTAGGTCTTACGCGCCCATTCTTTAACAGAGTCAGCATACGCGGTAAGCTCTTCATATTTACGCTTAGAGTAATCAAGGTCAACACGCGCACCGTTAATTTCCATGCGAGTTACGATACGGCGAGCAGCCATTTCAAGCTCATACGCACGGTTATATGGACCATTTGGGCCACACTTTTCGTAAAACATTTCCCACAGACGCGTCGTAAGCACGCAGTCTAACGCGCCGTATGCCCAATATGGTTCAAAGTTAACTGGAACTGTTCCCCAGGTCCAACCGTTTTCAATAAGTTTTACATCAAGTGTTTCTTGTAGCGCTACTGCGCGTCCGTCAACATGCAAAGCGGCAAGTTGTTTTAACGCTCCAGATCCCAGCGGATCTATGATGTGCGCCATAATCATTGTGTCGTGCGCTCTGTGCCATGGAATTTCCCACCGGGACTGAACTGCAAACCAGCGTGCCTCAAACGCAATGTTGTGACATATAAGTTGACCGTCAAACTTATTCATTGCCTCGTAGAATACACCAGACCATTCCTGCCAAGGAATAGACCAGCCTTGTTGGCCATCACCAACCTGGACAAGACGTAGTTGGCCATGCCAAGGAGATAGCGCGTCGCTACGTTGACCTCCTGGACGTTCGCCTGTTTCTGTGTCAACTGCAATCGCATCATAAGGACGTCTTTCACCGAGCCAGCGAATAAAGTCCTGTGCCTTTTCAACGCTGTCTACGAGGTGAAGTTTAACATCGCCTAATCCATTAACGGTCATTTACGTCCTCTGTTATAACTACCTCGATATTACACTGTCTAAAGTACTCTACGGTTTCATCAGGAAGCCTGTGCGATGCACGAGTTCCAATTCTCATAACTACACGCAATATTCCAGCATTTGAGATAAGCTTTGCACACTGATAGCATGCCGCGTCTGTTATGTAGATTGTGCCGCCTTCTACCCGCGAGCGATCTACGTATAAAAGCGCGTTTGCCTCTGCATGTATTGATGGGCAAGAATCATATGTGTTTGTTAGAGGAACAACACCTTGCGCGCGTGGACACCAGTCAATACACTCGCCGTCAACAGGCAAGGTTGCAGCGGGACCGTTATATCCTGTAGAGCTAATACGTTGGTCCTTTGACACTACAACCGCGCCAATTTGTGCACGACTACAACGTGATCGTTTGGCAACAGCATCTGCTACCACCATCCACGTTTGGTCCCAGCTTGGACGAATCATTTATCTAGTTCAGGTCCTTCTATGATAGTTGCTACAAATAATTTAGAAATAAGGTGAAGAGCTTCTTTTTTAGTGAATCCGGCGCGTTGGAGCTCAGAGTAAATCTCATGAAGCTGCACTACAGCTCCACGAAGAGGACTTCCGTATTGCTCCATTTCCTTCTTCAACTTTTCAAGCTCTTCATCATCCATTTTCTTTTTCCTCGTTCTTTTTAATCGCGCGGATCATCGCGTTTGCGTACCAGCGCTCAAACGGGTGAAGTCGATCTAGCAGCATTGGTTCCCATGTATGTGTGGCTGCGGTAAGAGCAGACATTGCATAGTTTTTTACCTCCTGCCAGGACTTTGCACCAATTGCTGGAATTTCTTCCTTCTTGTCGGTGTACTTCAACTTATCAGCCGCCTCATAGTGCTGTTCATAGATGTGAAGAGATCCGACGTGGTGCGTGTACTTACCAGGTTCAATGCCTAAGACAGATGCAATTGCAAGTTGAACGCGTGTAAACTGGAAGAAGTCGTACGCAGCGCCTAGCCATACGTCATTCGAGCGCATGAACACTGTCATATTAAGCTTATTGTCGCGAATTCTAAACTGGTGAAGAATCGTGCAAGGGTAGTCACGCTTTCTTTCTAAAAGATCAAGCTCAGGGTTCCAAATCGTCACAACTGCCTGCCGTGTGTCAGGGTCTGCCTTTAAGCGCTCAATGACCTTCTCGTACTGTCCTTGAGTGCGTAGTCCGTATGCTCCGTGAAATAGCCCGTTGTCCTCTGCATAGTTCTTAAATTGTGGACCAACGGCAATAACAAGTTTTGGTGTTGATAGCCCTGCAAGTAGTTGACACGCCTCAACTGCGCCAATACCTGGAACCGTACCACGCCCTACGTTTAACGGTAGGGTGTTGTGCACGTCATCAATGCGAATTATTGCGTCCTCGATCTCGCGAGTCTTCATGCCGCGCGGAGCGGTTTCTTTACCATGCTCGAGCACATGCTTAACGAGATCTACATACCCGTTAACTCCGTCTGGAATGTTAATTATCGCAGTATCCATGTATCGCTCCTGTCTTGTTTAATTGCCTGTGACTGTATTGCTAAACCGTAGTCTAACTTACGTGAGTTAAAGAATCGTCTTACGTGTTGTGGATGCGGAAGAACGACGTATGAATTCTCGCTAAAACCGTGCGCCTTGAGACCTTTTTCTGCTAAACGCCCTAATGCAATAATTGAAGGACGGCCTAACGTATTCCAAAGTAAGTCAACGTTGACTGACGAGTCTTCGTTAATGTTGATAAGGCCAACGTTTTTCCACATTGGACTAGGCAGCGCGGACAAAAGAAAGTCACCAGAGTTTCCGTCAACAGGCATAAAAGGCAAGCCTGTTTCTTCACCATATTTAGAGGTGATATTTCTTTTATCACCGACAAGTAATACATCAGGATAGCGAGACCCAATGTAGTAAGGAAACATACTTAATGGCTCAGCAAGCTCCTTTTCATAGTAGGCTATGTCAATGACGCGTTTAGCGAGCTCTGGAATATCCTGTATCGAGTCTGGTTCTGGCTGCAATATGTCAACTAAGTTAGCGCAATTTTGCGCTGCGAATGTGTAAAGGTTGAGAATCTTATCTAACTCATCTGCCTGAACATAGTCATCTCCACGAGAGGATAATCTCTCCTTTATCACCGCAAGTGGTTGATAGAGCCAAAATTGTGAGACGCCTCTACTTTTAAGAAAGAGCTCAACCCAACGCCAACCTGCAACTCCAAGTAGACCGTAGCCATCAGAGTCGGACTCTGGTCTTTTGAGAGGCGCGTAGGTTACCTCGCCCCAGTGCCAACGGTCTGCAACTGCAATGCAGTCTTGCCAGTTTTTGTTTTCAATACTTGTTACATAGTCCTCTAAAACCCAGCGGCGCGTCATCTGCTCTGGTTTAGATTTATGATAAAACTCAATACTTTTACGTGGAAATAAAGTCTCTAGTTGACGCTGTATTTCAGTCACAAGTGTGGACTTACCTGAGGCGTCGGTGCCTTCAACTATGATAAACATGTCATTCGTCCTTTTGGCTAGATAAAAATTATATCACTACGTATGTCAAAAATTAACTAAGGAATCAACTCAATTCTATAGACAGACTCAATTCCTTTATCCATATCAGAAGCTTCCTCTAATAGCCTTTGGGCAACGTTTGTTAGGTATCGTGCGCCACCTTGGTCATATTTGTATAGCGCCTCAAGTACAGGCGTAGGGTCTTCTGATACTTGTGCCCAATATCTATCCTTCTCTGGAAAGATCATCTCAACACTGCGCGTAGGATTACATTCCTCACATGGAGTTGCATCAGCGCTCAATGAAGAAGACGATGTCTCATTAAGACCGTAGCGCTTTACAAGTGGACAGGCAGCCCCGTGGAAGATAAGAGATACTCCAACGCGGGAAAGAATGTATGAGCCATTGTCCGTTTTGTACAGCTTAAACTCGATCCAGCGGTATGAACCTCGTCTCCACGAAGAAGACTCAGCAAGAAGTCTACCGCTAAATTGAAGCGTGCGAGATCCGTCCTTTACCTCAAACACTATTTGCTGTCCACTCCTTCAATTTTTCCATTGGCAATGTCATTTACACGCGAAAGAAGAGTTACGTCTGCACGCAGAGAGGCAATTTGAGCCTCATACATCATAACAAGTTCTCCGATGCGCTGTTGCAACGCAACAGCCATGAGTTCATATTTGTCTTTTGGCTGCTCCATAGCTACTAGTTGAGAGCATCAATTTCTGCTTGTAATGCTGCAATCTGAAGATCCGCTTGTGCTATTTTTTCATTAGCAGCAGAAATGTTTGACGCGTTTGGACTAGCAAGCGCTTGCTCTTCTACAATAGTGATTTGCGCATTAAATTTGTTGTATTGCACATTTTTCATATGTGACTCTATGACGGCAATTTTTTCTTCTGTCGTCAACTCTACTGCTGGCATGGTATGTCTCCTTTGTCAATTTAACGTCACTGCGACGTTAAAATCCTATACTGTATCTTCCTGTTTTTATTGCTCTTGCTCTATGCTTTTTCTGTACTCTAAAAGAGCATGCTTTTTTAGCGTTTCGTCTTCTATAATAGTAGCATAAGAAGGAGCGCCCTCTTTATTCGTAAGACCTAGATCTACCTTATTTTGCAAAAGATCTATTCCTCTTTGTATAACTAGCACTTTCTCATCGATAACATGTAAACGCACTTGTTTGTCTAGTTCTTCCATGTTTTACCTATGCCCAGTTTGAGTATGCAGAGTAGCTTGTCCATGTACTCCCACCATCATTGGTGGCTCGAACTCGACAACGCCAGAAGGTGTATATTCTTGAAAGAAGCACGTCCTGCTGCGAGCTAGAAGAGTAGAACCCCGAAGAAGGACGGGTAGCGGTTGACAATATGGTCGACTGATCGTTACTTGCCTGGCAGTCAAGTTGATATTGAATAGTTCCACTACCTGTCGAGGCAGTCCATGATATGTCATACGCCCAGTTACTTGCAGTGCTATTCGCTGAGTCATAGGTCATTGTTGGCGTACCTGGTGTTGTGAGTCCACCTAAGCTAGAAAGGATAATGTTTGACGCAACCTCTGAAGAAGTTCCAGCTGCATTTGTAGCAGTTGCAAAAGCTCTAAAATAAAATGGAGGAGGGCTGGCGTCAAATGTCGTCACCGTGTATGAAACGGATGAAGTTGACGAGCTTGCTTTTAATGTATCAGAAGTAGTAGGTGAGCTAGACGTAGATGCGTATATTCTTACACTATAGCTTGTAGGAGAATTAGACCAGCCGGAGGTAGTAGCAGTAATACTTGTCCCTGCTACACCTGTGCCAGTAAGCGTGACTGTTCCGCCGCTAGGAGGTGAAAGCGCGGGTGAAACAGAAGCTGTGTTCGAGAAGGCCTGCACTCCGCTAGGCGCTCCAGCGTTAATTGCAGTGACCCGACAGCGTATAGGGCTTAAATAAAACGTGAAAAAGTTAGAAGGAGGGGAGTAGGTAGAACTTGTTGCACCAGATATATTTAAGAATGTAGCGCCTTGATCGTTATATTGCCATTGATACAAGTACGAGGTTGGAGAGTTTGTCCATGTCCCAGTGGTACAAGAATACGTAGTTGTTCCTGCAGTACCAGACGTCGGAGTGACAGAAGGCGCGACGATGTTGACTGGAGCTGCCACTGTTGTCGTAAATGAAGCGCCAGTGACTACGTGGGTATCGCCAGTACTTGACGTTATTGTAAGAGTTGGCGTGTACGTCGTGCCAGCGCTTAGCCCAGTTATTGAACGAGATGTAGCCGTTGTACCTGTGTAAGGTGTAGAAGGCGCTCCAGGTATAGAAAGAGAGTAAGTTGACTGACTGTTAGATGACCATGAGATGGTAGCGCTTGACGTAGTAATTGAGCTCGCAGAAGGGCCGCTTACAATATTGGCAAGAACAAAAGAAAGTGAAGCTGCCGGTCCTGCGCCCACGGAGTTAACAGCGCGAACATGAAAAGTATTGGAGCCTGCAAATGAATAACTGTAACTTTGCGATGTACTTGAGCTTGTAGGCACATAGCTGCTTCCACCGTTTACGCTATACTCATAGCCTGTAATAGCAGTTCCACCGTTACTTGAAGGTGCTGACCACGTGAATGTTTTCGATAGTCCATCACCGGTAGTACGAGCTAAGCTTTGTGGAGCTGACGGAACTGTAAGTGCAGGTGAAACAGTAGCGGTATTAGAGAACGCACTAGTTGATCCAGCGCCATTTGTAGCTGTAACTCGGCAGCGAATAGGGCTTTGATACCCCAAGGTAAAAAAGTTAGACGGAGGAGTATAAGTAGAGTTTGTAGAAGTTCCTGGAGCAGTAATGTAAGTAGGCGTATCAAAGGACTGCCACTGATACGCATATATTCCATCTGAGTCGTCTGGGTCCCACGATCCGTTACTTGTAACAGAGTAGGTTGTTACTCCCACTGTTCCAGATGTAGGAGATATCACGGGGGCAACTGTATTGATAGGTGCACCTTTATTAACAGTCACAGATGAACTTGTTGATGTGGCAGATGTTCCGTATGTTGAATTTGTGGCTGTCACAGAGAAACGAAAATACGACGTAAACGCAGGAAAGTCTGAAAGTGTAAGCGCGTATGTTACTGTATTTGACACCGCTGGGTTTGATATGGACTGAGCAGACCCAATGTTGGTAAATGTCACGTTGTCGCTTGACTTTTGAAATACGTAGGTTAATGAAGTAGAATTCGTCCAGTTAAAGTTAGTGCCTGTCAATGTAGCTGGGTACGAAGAACTATTAGTCGCTATTGTAACCTGCGAGGCTATAGAAGGTGTAAGAGCAGAAGTAAAAAAGCTTCTCCACGTACCAGAGACTTTTACAAACCCGTCAGAGACGTTTCTCCATGTTCCAGACACTTTTACGTATAAGTTAGTTAATGTTCTCCAGGTACCGCTTACTTTAACGTGCGCGGTCATACTATGACCACCTTAGCCAGACATCTCCATTGCCACCATCACCAGACGTAGGCGCAGCAGACGACGCGAAGGTGTTTCTAAGTGAGCCGTAAGCTCCACCAATGTTAGAACCACTTGTATTCAGAAATGGGGCTGAAGCCATGGTTATCGAGTTATCTAAGCTGGAAAGAACTACAGCTCCAGCTGAGGTCATCGTTAGTTGTGCCGATCCTGACGTAATAACAAGACCCGTAGAAATCGCAATCATGCTTGCAGTTTCAGTTCCACTTACGTTAAATGTGATCTTGTTTGAGTTGCCTGCCGTGTCTATGGCAACGCCACTTCCAGAAGCAAATGCTCTTGTTTTTAGTATACCAGTAAACTCGGCTGAACCGTCTGCAGCAAGAATTTTTACAGTTTCAGTAGATCCATTATACGCATAAAACCCGGTAGGATTTAACTCGATACGCGAGCCGCTTGTGTTTGTTGAGATCTTTACTGTGCCTGCAACGTTTAGAATACCTGTTGTAATTTTTCCTGCGTCAAGGTTTGCAATAACCGCGTTACCTATTGTAGTAGACGTCCACGACGTGCCGCCTGCTCCTGAAAATTGTGCGACGATAATTCCACCTGCGTATTGAAACCAAATATCTCCAGCAGTATTTGGAGTAGAGCCTGGAGCAGACGTTGAGTAATAAACTGTATTTTTTCCGTTTGCAGTAGCTTGCGCTGCGTTTGCTCCACTTTGCGCTGTGGCAATACTTGCATCTTGCGCCGACACCCAGGCAGTGCCATTCCACACATAAAGCTTGTTTCCGTCGTTAGTATCTATCCATATATCGTTAGTCTTGTACGTTCCACCTGTAGGCTCGTCATTTTGGCGATAAACTGTATTTTTTGTGTCCGCAAGATCGTACGCGTCACCTGCTGCTTCAGTTGCAGCAGAGTCAGTGACAGTGATAAAGTCTGAAAGATCTTCACTATAGACTTTTGTCGCGCCTGTATCTGGATCTGTTACAGTTGTTCCATCTTTTACAATGTCTGGATCTGTGTCAGAAACAACGTTCACACCAAAGGCTGCCTCATTTGGAGTAACAGCGTCGGTATCGATGTACTTAGTTCTTACTGCGCGATACCCAATCTTCTCAGTAGTGACAACATTGTTTTTAAGACGACGAGCGCCAGGGCGTTTTTCAATACGACGAATACGGCGCTCTGCGTCTACGATAACCTTGCCGATACTTTTACGGCGTCTTCTTCTACTCGCCAATCTTGTCCACCTCCGGCTCTGTCACAAGGGTAAGCTCTACTTCCTCGCCAAAACTTGGAGAGTCAGGAACACTTACTCGATACCCGTCAATCTTACGAACAATAACTGTGTCACGAACCTCAAGATCACTTGCTAGGCGCATGCGAATAAACTCGTCGTCAATGATAATTGAGCACCAGTCGCCAGGAACGTACTCGCCAATCTTTGGACTGAGTGACCCATTTACTCGTACCTTAATATCTGATATTGGCGGACGTGACTCGGCAAGATAGCGTTGCGCGTGCGCGTACAACGCTGATTCGTCTGACTCTTCACTGCGTGTCTCTTCTTGGTCAAGCAGTGGCCAGCCTGCCATTAAAAGATCAGCAGCACTTGCAACCGCGTACGGCTGAGACGCGTCATCTCCAAGATCGGGAATGTTTCCAACAACAAAGAAACGCGTTGCCGCGTCCTCGGCAGACTCTTCCATGTTAACGTCAATAACGCTTCCAGGGTACTCGAACACAAGTCGGTCTGCTCCATAGCGACTTGGTGGAGAAACTTCTCCCTCGGCTGGAGGATTTGGAAAGTCAATTGGAATTAAAACAAAAGTACGAGTAAATACAGGAATTCCTCCAACGTACTCTAACGCGCAGTCAATGCGGTACTCGAAGCCATCAACAGTGTCCGAGTACTCGTCAAGCTCTTCACCTACGGACCTTAGTTCGTAACCGCGATAAGTATTGTTCATTACGTTTTTACCGCTATACTCTTGCGTAGAGTAAGCAATGTCAACATCAGAGTTTGCTGGAAATGGGCCGTATGTTCCTACCTTAACAGTAGGCTGAACTGTTGCAGTTCCTCCAACTACAGCAGTGGTTTGCAAGTCGCTATCAGCAACATCAATAGTAAACGTGTTTGACGTAGGAGTTGTGTAGATAACGAATTCTCCATCAAAAATAGAAATAAATGACGTAGGATCGTCTACTCCAGAGACGGTAACAACATCTCCGGCGGAAAAACCGTGAGCGCTAGACGTTGTAAGAGTTGCAAGAAAGTCTGCAACAGACTTTGTTGTAACGGTACGCGTGACAGTCGAGACAGAAGCGGTAGATGAAGAGTCAAGTGTAAATGTAGTTGGTGTTGGAGTAGCAGTAACGTCCCATACCCCGTCAAAAGTTCCGTCTACGTTATAGATCTCTACGGTCTGCGTAGGCACAATATTATGAGGAGTAGCGGTTGTTACAGTCGTAACTCCCGCAGGCGCTGTTATAGATGTTATTTGATACTTTTCAGTCTGCGCTGGCTCGATTTCCGTATTGGGAAATGATATTCCGCTAAAGTCAACAAGAATTTCATCAAGAAGCTGACGCACGTAATCGTACGTGTCTACGCGGGAGTAAACTGTAACATTATTGTATGTTCCGTTTGGTATACTTGTTCCCGTAATAGTAAACGTATAGTTGTTTGGAGATGTTGCTACTGTGTAATAGCCGTTGTAGCCAAAGTCTCCTACTTCTGGAAAAACAAGACGTACTGACGAGTCAACTGGAAAGTCATAGGTAAGCGCCTGCAAAGTCGCAGTTACAGTTCCGCCTGAGACAACAAGATCTGCTCCGAAGTCGTGTGTCCACGTCTTCCAGATATTACGATGATAGAAATAGCTTGTGAACTCAGAAGCGCTTATGCTTAATTCACGATTTACAACATTGTATGAGCGATTCCATATGATTCCGCCCCAGATGCACTCGTCGTCTCTTACAACGTAAACCGCAGTCTTTCCAGGCATAGTGCTTTCATACAAGTTCATGTGAGCGGTTTCTGCAATTACGGGAATTGTTCCGCTAAACGTGCCTGCTGCCTTTATAGATCTTTCAAAAGAAACTCCGCGAAAAGGGACTTCTGCTAAAATTTCATTTGTAAGAATATCGGTTGTGAAGTACTTGTACTGTGCCGCAGCTGTGTCAGATAGCGCCATGTATGTTATACCTCGTTAAGTAGATTCGTCGTTAAGTACATTATATACTTATCCTAGCCAGGCAGAGCGGTAATACACAGTTAAAACAGCTTCACTCGTGGCATCGCTGTCGTCAACAAAGCTAAATAGGTTGCTTCCTGGCGCAAGAAGAGTCCACTCGGCAAGAACATCTATTAAACTTCTTTTTCCTACCGCGTCACCGTTTAATGCTACCTCATGATCTCTTGTGTCTATCTCAAGAATATCTGGACCATAGGTTAAAGTTCCTGCGGGTGAAACTGGAGTAGATACTACGTTAGACTCTATCTTTTCGTAGGTAAATGTCACTGTTGTCGGGGTAGAAAGAACAACGTATTCACCGTTAAATGTCGAGTCAACGCCAGCAACTGTGACCACGTCCCCTTCTATTAAGCCGTGAGCTGCACTGGTAGTCAGCGTTGCAACATCGTCTGTCAATGCCTTATTTGAGATTGACTTACTCGTCGCGCCGCGCAATGATTCAATAATCGTTATTGACTCGTTTGTTGTCTCATTGATAATTGTGGCGGGCCCAACTACGGGACCAGTAATTTCTAATACAACTGGGGCATAGGCATTTCCAGTGTTCGTAACTGTTCCTTCCCCAGATCCTGGTGTGCCTGTGTCCGCTCCAGCGATAACAACAGAGCGATAGCCGAGCTCGTGACCTTCATACCACTCGTACTTTAAGGGGTCTGGTGCCCTTAATCCGATACTAAACTCTGTGCGCCCACGTGCATTAACGGTAGTAATCTCTGGGCGCCCTGAAAGACGAACGTAGGACGCTTTAGTAGGGTTCTCGTTGGTCTTTAGCCAACCGCCAACGTACACAAGGTCGGTGTTTGTAATAAGCTTATCACGCGCAGATGGAACGTAGCTTGGGTCTGGTGGAAGAAATACTCCGTTAAGTGTAAGTTGACGCGCGGTGTATCGTCCTCTTACGTCATACGATCCATCGCCGTATCCACGTGGAATATCTTCAATGTCTGGCTCAGGATGATTCCACCAGCCTTCAATGTCGGTGCACACCCAAACAATACCGTCTTCATCAACAGTGTTGAGAACAAGTGAGCCAATACTTACGTCTGCGTTTAGCTTAAGTCCAGTGATCTTTGGGTATGGTACAGGACGAAACGCGTCCCACAGAGCTTCGTTTTCCTTGGCCTGCGTAGGTTCATCTACAAACTCGCCAAGATATGTTGACTGCTCGAACAAGACAGCATCAACGTAGAATTTTTCTGACGCAGTTCCAGCCGTAGGTTGGACAATACGAACCAGCGCACTGAGAGCGCCAGAAGGTGCAGTAAACGTTCCAGTCAGTCTAACCCAGTCATCTCCTCCAATAACCTCAAGTTGAATTGAGTTAGAGGTAGATATTACAGTTCCAGCTGTTGCAGAGTTATACCATACAACGTCTGCAGACAGTGTTCCAGACTCTTCTCCTGCTGGAATCTTTACGTATGCTCCAATTACGTATGTTAAACCTGCAGTTACAAGAATACGGTCAGCGGTAACGACTCCGGAGTTTGCCGAGGCTGCCTTCGTAACTTCAAGGCAAGAAGAGCCGTAGTAGTAGTCTGTCGTGATGCGCGCTATCGTGCTCGAACCAGTCGCAGACCAGCCTGTTGCGTTTGTCTTAAACGAAGGATTGACGATTAAGTTATTTCTTTCGGCCATCATGCTCCTCCACGACGTAGTTGAAACGCGATTTGACGTGAAATCATACTTGCAAGCTCAGACTCGTTCATTCCTTCGGAAGGATAGATGTTAAAGACATTTCCTCCACTCTTTCCTCCAGTAAGAAGCTGAATCATTGCCTTATCGCGCTTTGATAGTCCGTCTGGGTCAAGTGGCTCGACGCGTTCTGGGCGCCCTGCCTCTGCTATTCGAGCAAGCGTTCCTCCAGGCGAAGGTTGAATTGTTCCGCCCTCTGCTAGAAGAGGAATGTTAGGAGTGTCAAGGTCAAAGCCTTTTCCAGCGATATTAAGAGCATTTGTAATTGTGTTTGATGGAATTCTTGCTGATATTCTAAAACCGTTCCACTTACTAATAATCCAGTTAAGTGCAGTCCTAAACGACTCCTTAAATCCGTCCCAAAGATTTCCAGCGCCTTCTCTTATGCGAGCAGGCAGACCTTTGATCCATCCAATAATTTCATTCCATTTTGTTTTTATTCCTTCAAACATGGAGCTAAGTCTATCTGTAACCCATGTCCACATTCCAACAACACCATTTTTTAGTTTTCCTGGCACACCTTTAACCCACTCAACAATAGTACCAAAGACTTCTTTTCCTTTTTCCCACATCGCGCTAAGCCTGTCTGTTACCCAGGTCCACATTCCTACTGCAGCGTCCTTGAGCTTCTGTGGGACGCCTTTAACAAACGCAACAATAGTGTCCCAGTTCTTTGTTATTGCTAAGACAGCAAGACCAATTGGTCCAGTAAGAATCGCAAGAACTAAAGGCCAGTTCTCTTTTAGCCAGTTAAACGCAGCCTCTGCTGCATTCTTCACCTTCTCGAACGCTTCCTGCGCTGCCTTTCTAAAGTTTTCATTTTTGTTGTATAAGACAACAAATAAAGCTACCAGTCCTGCTACAACAGTTATAAACAAGCCTATTGGGTTGGTTAGGAAAAATACTCCAAGAAGCCTTAGTCCAACAAGCAATTTACCTACTATAAATCCAGATAGTTTTAGGATTGCTCCGCCAAGAAGAGTGACTACCTTTAGGACCTTGCCAAATAAAGCTAACCCTCTTAAAAGGTTACCACTAAGCACCTTAAATGCAAATCCACCAACTTTAGAGATAAGCCCGAGAGCAGACAAGAACGCGAATACCTTGCCAGTGACTTTAAGTATAGCCATGACAATGTCGTTTTCTAAAACCTTATTCACTGCGTCAAGCGCAGTTCTGAGGGTGTTAAAGAACGTAGTAATCGCGCCAGACTCCATGGTGAGTTTTGTGAACTCAAGAACGCTCTTAATAAACTCAGCAAGAGACGGTCCAGCTTTGACGGCTTCTCTTAGTATGGCCTCAAACGTAGGCATAGCCTCTTTTAGAATGTCAAAGAATTTACCTACGCCTGGATCAGCGCCAGCTACAAGAATTGCCTTAAATAGCTGCCCGAAGAATCCTAATATTGACTTAACGTTTTCAGCCGAGTCTGCAAAAAACTTACTTAACTTCTTTTGACCTTCTTCTGAACCAGAAAACTTTTCAAATTCTGCGGTAACATCCTTAAGGTATTGAAGAAGTATATAACCTCCGCCACCTTCAGAGAAGTTTGCCTTGATGATGTTAACAAGACCGCTAAAGGCATTACCTAAAACCTCACCTGTCTCAGCGGCAATTTCTCCAGACTTGTTAAAGAATTCCTCAAGCTCTCCAGAGGCTTCTTTGGTATCAAGAAATTCTGCAAACTGTCCAGTTTTTGCAGCAAGAAAATTAGTAAACTTACGAATAATTGGGTCAGCTGCAACAAGAATTGAAAGAATAGAGTCAAAGACATTTGCTATTGTAGTTCCAAGACCTTCTACAACTGCGCCTGACGTGTCAAAAACTTTTCCAATATCGCCAATATTTTCAGGGTCAACTACCGAGGCAATGATTGTGTTAAAAGCTTTTCCAAGACTAGTACCAAATTTCTTAAGCATTGGTTCAAGTTTAGGGAACAACTTGTCTATTAGTGTTCCTAAGCCTTCTTGTATCGCAGGTAGAAGAGTACTTGCGATAGCGTTACGTAGCTTCTTGGTCGCAGGTACAAACTCTTCAACCATGAACTTAACAAATTTTTGTGCTTCTGGCGAAAGATTCTCAAGAGCTTGTCTATATGCGTCAATCCCCGCAGCTCCACCATCTATTGCCTTATCCTTGTCCTCTATAGCGCGAGCCAGATCTTTCTCTGCGTCCGCAATACGCGCATTCATATCCGCCATCTTCTCGGCATTATCTTCCATTACAAGCGCGAGTTTCTTAGATGACTCTTCTATCTTTAGATCGTTTCCTACTAGTATATCTACTAGTTTTTGTGCAGCTTCTGCTTCTCTTTGGGCAGCTTCACCATTTGCCTTTGCTGCTGCAAGACGTGCTTCTGACACTCGTCTGTCTGCTTCAGCGATACGCGCAGCATTTTGCTCTTTTACCTGGACAAGATTGTTTTCCGCGTCTATTTGAGCGCGTGCCGCGTCTCTTGCAGTCTTTGCAACGTTATTCTCGGCTTCTTCTTGACGCTCGGCTGCATCAATATATCCTTGTGTTCTTGTTGGGTCTCCTGCGATACGATTTTGCTCTTTAGCAAGATCTGCGTTCTTGTCTTTAGCGCGACGTAGATTTAACTCCGCCTCCGCAAAGGCAAGCTGTGCCTCACGACGAGCGCGCGTATTAGGAGCAAGGTCCTGTGTACGAAGAAGAGTCTCACGCGCTTTCTCGAGATCAATCGCTGCTTTCTTCTCAGAAATTGCTGCGCTTTCTGCGTCAAAGCCGAGTTGCTGAACTTCCTCACGGCCTTTTTCAAGTGCCTTAGTAAGATCGTTTTGAGCTTCCTCAAGGCGACGATTAGCCTCAATAAGACGCTCTGTATTCTCTTCCTTAACACGACTAAGGCGCTTAATTGCTTCTTCTTCGTTGCGCGCAGCGTCTAGCGCAGTTGCGGAAGCATCGGCCTCTGCATCTGCGATGCGCTGTGCTGCTTCCTCAGCAAGCTCAGCGTTGCGTGCACGAACTTCTTCTATGTTTTCAAGCGCTTCTTCTTCGTCCCTACGCGCTTCAATAATAGTATTTCTTAGATTTTCTTCAGCCTCTTGTTGACGACGTAGAGCATCACGAGCTGCACGAGGTGAATCTACGTTACGAAGTTTATCGAGACGTTCTTGCGCGTCTTCAACTCTTCTGTTAGCCGCGACTATAGCTGCAGAGTTATCCACCGCTGCCTTAGACGCATTTTGAAGTCCCGCGGATACTGCCTTACCTACGCCAGAAAATGCCGCAGCTGTCCCAGCTGCGGCAAGTCCTACCGCAGTGAGAATTCCAGGTAAAACAACAAGTGACGGCGTTGCTGCACCTAGTATTGAAACAAGAGAGACAAAACCAGTAGCTAACGAACCAATACCAGCAATGAGTGGACCAAGAGCAGCTGTGAGCGTAAAGCTTGTCCGAACTAGACTTTGAAATTGTACGCGTGCTGCTTCTGCTTCTTTTCTGAACTTAGCAAAACTTCCACCAAGATCGTCGCCAATTCCACTAGAAAATCCACGCGCAAAACTTCCTGCTACGCTCTTTCCGTCTCCTTTAAGGTCAATGCCGCGCACACCGCGACGTACATCGTTCTCAAAACCGCTGGTAATAGCGCGAACAACAATATACGCGTCTCCAATTACTGCCACTTAGTCACCTCCTCTTAATCTCTAGTCAAAGGCCCGTCAAGCATGCTTCCAAACGGCTGCATTGCGATAGCATTTACAGGCGTTGGAGGAATGTATGGTTTAGTTGGTTTTTTCTTTTGCAGTGGGTCAAATGGAGTTATCTCTTCTTCAACTTCTACATCAAAATCAAAGTTTCTAGAGATTCCCTGTCCATTTGCAGATGGGCTTCTACTAGCAGAATACTTATAGTGTTCACCGTAGAAGTCTTGGTAAATAGCTTCACGTGCTCTATCGCGGCCTTCTGCTTGCTCCGCGGTAGAATAAAATAAGTCTTCTTCAAAAAAGAAGTGCAAGACATCTAGCATGTCGCTTGCCTCCATCTCTTTTAAGTCTAACTTATTCACGATTGCTTTACCGTTGATATATGGCCAGAGGTCTGCTCCCCAGGTTAGGAGACTTCTGGCGCCTCTTCCGGGCGTCCGGTGTACATTTCTACTAGCCAGCCGCTGATGTTTCCAAGCGTCTCAACTGAGACAATTCTTTCTGGGTCGTTTAGCAGCGCGTCAAAACGAGTGTAGCTCTCTGGCAATAGAACTTTTTCAAAGAACATACTAATTGTTTTTGCTGCCTCAGCTGGGTCCTCGCCGTTTGAGCGCGCAACAAGATCAAGCAGAACTTTTCCTTGTAGCTCAGGATAGCAGTTAAAGTTTTCGCCGTGAATTGCGAATGATACTGGATCTTTTTCACCAGTAGTGTTACCAGAACCAAAGTCTCTAAACTTGGTCATTATTTCTTCCTCCGTATTGTGTTAGTGTCTCTATTAAGACGTTTGTCTTAACGCTATGATCTTATCAAATAAAGGTTATCGGTGAGGTATTTATTAGGCCTAGTTCCAGGGTGTCTAACCATGTGTGTATAGACTACTCTGCCGCCTGCTGAAAAACGTAAAACACGAGCGCGATTTGGAACAATCATGTGAGGACGTGTTCCCTCATGGTGAGCAAGTGCATGTCTTTCAGATGAGCCTACCTCAATGTACTGCCCTGCCGCTGAGCGAAGGTGTCTCATGTGTATTGACGCACGCAGCCTTCCTGTATCAACTCCAACCTGTGCTTTTGCAGCGACTACGATTCTTCTGCCTTTTTCCGCAAGATGACGACCGACTAGACCTAGCGGAGAGTTTAGAAGTGTATCTAGCTCTTTTCTACGAAACACAATAACTGTCATTATGGGACCACCAACGTTACCTGCATATTTGTTGTTTGAAAGCCACCTTCTGGGTTTGCAGCCTCGACTGTTGCAATAACACCCATGCCAAACTCGCCTGGCTCCCATTGGTCTAACTTGTTAATAAGCTCCATGAACACCCATGTGTCAACTGCCGCAATCTCTGAAGCCTCTTGGATTTTGTCACCAGATGGCGCTTTTCCATTTGCCCCGACTACCGGGACTTGGCGGGATACAGAGATGCGTAGAACTGCGCTACGTGGCACAGAGCATCGCTGAGGTTGACTTGCCTCATCTCCGGGAAGACCAAGATAGATCTGGATAAATGAAACAACAAGTTGCTCACAGTCAATTGCAGGTTCTCCCATCGTCCAAAAATAACGAGAAGGAACGGGAACATTTAGCTCCTCGAATGTTTCAACTGTCTTTTCTAATACCTTGTCAAGAAAGGTCTTTAAGTTAAGCGCACTTGTGTTTACCGTCGATACGTCAATTATAGCCATGGCTACTCTCCGAGGTTATAGGTAGGAATAACTTCTCGACCAAGACGAAGAGCAAGATTGCCTGAGGCAATATAGACAGTTTCTGTTGCAGTTTCATCAAGAGGATCTGGGCGTGATGCGTATAAGTCCCATGTCCCTGGGTCAACGAATCCAACGTATGCGTAAGCATCATCATATGAAACTGTAAGGGTGATTGAGTCGCGTGACTCGTTACTTACTGTAGCAGTTCCCGTGTCTGCTCCATAGGCAACGTCGTCGTATCCCTGGCGTGCGTAGGTGAACGCTGTGGCAGACGGAACGTCTGCAATGTAGTAGCTTCCGTTAAACGTTGAGTTAATTCCAGCTATTGTGACAAGGTCACCTTCAACAAAACCGTGTGCTGTTGAGGTGGTAATTATGGCAATACCATCTGTAAGCTGTTTGTATGAAACGTTCTTAGTAACATCTGTCACGATTGGATCATTGATTTGAACCGCACCAGGTAGAAGTTCCTTTGTCTTTGTTCCGGTGTAGTTAGCAATCTTTAGTATCGGAACCCATGTATCATCACTTGCAAGGAACCCTGCGTTGATGTAGTCAAGGTTAACGTCTAATGCGCCACCTTCGTTTCCGGTGATGTACATGTCAAGAACACTTTGTCCGAGTGGCAAAGGCTTTGCCACCATACGACGAGCGCGAGGAACGTCTGGACTAAATACACGCGCCTTAGCACGTGCCTTATCTGGGTTAACCGACTTAAGGAAGAGATCAACTGCGTATAGACCAGTCCGCATTTCTTCGACAAAGTCTTGGTTGTCTAAAATTGTGTATGAAATTCCTTGACGTGAAACAGATGTTACGCGCTGCGGAAGATCGCAATCATCGCCGTTCCAAAGTTTAATAAATTCTTTTGCAAGAATACGTGCAGCAGCTTTTCCTGATGCTGGAGGCGGAGCTCCGTAAGAATAAGTGATTTCAATATTGCATGGCGCCCAGGAAGTTCCAGCCTTGGCCTGAAGTGTCGAGTGATCTACGAGATAGTAGTTTGCAGGGTCAACGATCTTGCCCGCTCTATCGCGCACTGAGTGAATACGAACTACAGGACGGCCGCGTAAGCGCAGGCGCGTAGATGGCGACATACCGTCTGTGGTAATCTCAGCGTAGTCATCAAATTCATCAAAAGGAATGTTATATACGTCTCCACCAACGAGCTCTGGGGTGTAGTTGCGTGATGAGGCGCCTAAGCGGTAGGCGCGTGAGGCGCAAACATAGCGCTCAGTAACAGTCGTAATTCCATTAAACTTACGGCCACTCATGGCCCAAAGAAGTTGAGATGCAACCTTTACAGCATCATAGGCGTATTCGTCATCGGCAAACTCGTCGAGTTCATCAACTGTAACCCAAAGATTTGACACTCGTTAGTCCCGTCTACTCGTCGTTATATTAAGATGAGCGGCATGCCTGTGTTGGTGGTAACACATTGGCATGCCGCTCACATTCTCTTATTAAGCGGTTGGATCCTCTGCGGACGCGATGATGAAGTCTGTTGCTACATCTGCGTTGTAGTTCTCATTACCAGGTACGTTGTAGCTGGTTGTTGAGCCCTGTGATGCAAAATCAGCTACCGCACGGCTGCCTGCTGCAACATCTGCTGTACCAGCGTCTGCGGTAGAGCTGATCAGTCCAGAAGTCGAAGTTGTGTAGGTAAATGATGTTGTGGTTGGAACGCTTCCAATTGTGTATGTTCCATTGAGTGCAGTGGTTGTAAGATCTGCAACTACTACGGTGTCACCTTCAGCGAAGTTGTGAGCTGCCGCTGTTGTAACTGTAGCAGTAGAGCTAGCACGAGCAACGTTGTTAATTGCTGCAGTAAGATCTCCATGCCATGTGTAAAAGCCTTTGCGGCCAGTTGGTGCCCAGCTTGAACGTGCATATGAGTATGGACGCTCAGTTGCAATTGGGAACTCCCAGCGCTCATCAAGACCAGAGCTAAAGCTTACGTTTCCAAGGCCATAGCCTTCGAATGTTGTTGCGAGAAGTCCGTTTTCAATTACACGGTCACCTGATTGACGCAACTTAGCATATGGGAATACCCAGTGGAAGTAAGGAAGTGTTGCTGCCTTCTTGCCATCAATGATTGCGTGTGACCAAGTTTCAATCGCAACACCGTTACCTGCTGGATCGTCGCCAG